GTATAACAGAAGAATTGAAGATAAAAAAACCTTAGAAAGAAATATAGAATCTATATCATCTATCTTTAATATTTCTGTTCAATTTTTAGAAGCATTTGAGGATATGAATCCTGAACAACTTGTCGCAGCGTAAAGAAACTTTCACTAAGTGGTATCGCTGGTCACTTTCCATAAAGGATTGTGATCCAGCAATATCCATGACCAACTACTTGTTCCGTAGGTTCGAGCATAACAAAGAACAACAACTTTGGATTGCTTGGATCTACGGAACAACCTATCACCTTCCAACTACTTGGGTGATCTGGAATGAGTTCCCAGACATGGAGCTTGTTGGTGTTGATAGATTACAGAAGTGGAACAATGATAACTACAAGAGGCTACGTTATCAGACAGACACTAAATGGAACAAGGGACATCTTCCTCAGCAATTCATATCATACAAGAACTGGGTTGGAGATCGTTCTCAGCAGGAATCTTTTTATAAAGGGTTTGTTGAAGGAAGTCCAAAACTAAATTTTAGAAATTTGTTTGAAGAAGTCAAAACGAAGTTCCATAAATTTGGTCGTTACTCCACTTGGTTTTATTTACAAACACTAAAGCAGTGCTGCGGATTTCCTATTGAACCAGACAGTCTAATGCTTGAGGATTATAGTGGTTCTCGCTCTCATCGTAATGGTTTGTGTCTAGCTTTAGGTAAAGATGATTGGTATGATAAGAAGCTTGATGCTGAGGAACTGGCATATCTAGACGTACAGTCATATATGATTCTAGAAGAAGTTCGCAAAGAGTTTCCTAATACCGATTACTTTGACATGGAAACTTGTCTTTGTTCCTTTAAGAAATTATTTAGAAAAAGTCGTGGCAGATATCTAGGATACTATCTTGATCGTCAGGCTGAAGAAATTCAGCAGTGTGAGCAGGATGGTTGGTTTGGTATTGATTGGAAACCACTTTGGGATTCTAGAAATGAAACCATAAATAATAAGCTGTTGACTAATAAGATAAATCATAGTAAGATGGCATTGTACCTTGACAATAATGTTCTAGATGCTACTGGATTATTTGAAAACAATAAAGTGGGTCTAGATTTTTTTATGGAGTGATCATGAAAGTAGTTGCGTTGATGGGAGAACCAGGGTGCGGCAAGTCCACCCTTATGCGTAGACTTATGACTCAGTGGAGATTTGATGCTACCACTCTTAAACAAGATTTCAAACTAGTTCCTTATCATTATAAAGGCTTTCCTAACGGAGACATTTATATCCTCGGTAAGTATGAGGAAGGTGAAGTCTTTGCTGGTACAGACCGTATGAGTATGGCTGTTCAGCCTGAAGCTATTAAGTTTCTTGATACGCTACCTGACACTGCTATCGTTTTGTTTGAAGGCGACAGACTTTGCACCGCATCATTCCTAGAGAATTGTGCTAACAAGTTTGATACTAAAATCATTTACCTACAAACCGACAGAGATATCCGCAAAGAGCGTTATGCTGAGCGTGGTAGCAATCAAAATGAAACTTGGTTGACAGGTAGAGAATCCAAGATTGGTAACATCCTTACCAATATGGAACTGATGTTCATTACTGAGAAGATGAAGAATAATAATATTGAAGAACAGAACATTGTTGTTGACTATATTAACACTTTGCTTTAGAATGGGGTTATGATGAGTAAAGTGAAAAAGATGCTATATAAGTACGATCATAACGATTCTATACAATGGATAGGAGCAGGTTTTATCGTAACCGGGCACACGCTTAATGCCATCGGTCCATCTGTATATCCCTACAACATTTTAACATTTGCTGTAGGTACAAGCTTGTTCCTAGTTTGGGCATTCAGGGTTAAGAACACGCCTCAAACAGTGGTCAACACTGCAGTACTAGCCATAGGGTTAATAGGATTATACAAAGCATTTGGTTGACATTTTAACAGTATAGTATACAATGGAGTTATGATGAAGAAGGTTGAGGAAGTTGCATATAAGTACGATGAGGACGATTCCCTAGAAGAAATTAAGAGATATATTGATGCTACCTATGGGCAGCATTATTCACAGAATAAGTATCAGGCTACTGAATTTATTATTGATGGTGGCCATGGTACTGGTTTCTGTATCGGGAATGTTCTCAAGTATGCCCAGCGTTATGGGCGTAAGGGTAGCAGAGAAGATTGGCGCAGTGATCTACTAAAGGTTATTCATTACGCTATCATTCAGTTACATGTGCATAATTTAGAAGATCGAGATGAGCAAGGTATTTAATTATGAAATTTAATTATTTAGAAGAAGTTGATGTTCTTGTTATAGATGATTTTTATAGCAAGGATAATCTAAAAGAAATAAATGCAGAGCTGACAGCATTAACAAGTCCTGCTATAATGAAATCCAGTAATTCTTCTTCTGGTGGTGCGTTAGGTGCATTAACAAATAATATTGGAGAACCTCTAACTTCTAAAACTGGACTGTATCTAGAGAAATATTATACAAAAAACATTCTTGAAAGATCAGCTTTAGTTAGATTGACACGAGAAATTATAATAAGTCAAAAATTCTTAAAGAAGCTGCATGAAGTAAATCCTTTCTTTAAAATTATTGGTAGTGAAGAAATTTATGCTAGTCATCTTTTATCTTATTACGAAGATGGAGATTATTATGCTAGACATCATGATATTTCTTCCTTTACTTTTTTCGCTTATTTCCATAAGAAACCAAAGAAGTTTGCTGGTGGTGATTTAACTGTTTACTCTTATGATAATAAAAAGCAAGTAGATATTGAACCTAATGACAATAGAGTTATTTTGTTCCCTGGATGTACAGAGCATGAAGTGAAACGTGTTAATTCAGAATTCAAACATAGTTATAGTGGTAAGGGTCGTTATTGTTATAGTATGTTTTTCAATATTAACACCATACCTCGAGTTCGCTGATATAAATAACTAAGTTGAGTTTATAATAATAGAAAGGTGATTTTATAATGGAAGTCAAGCTACCAGTTGAAGAACTACGAAAGCGTAAGCTTTTTATTGCCACTCCTATGTATGGTGGTATGTGTGCGGGTATGTTTGCTCGTAGCACTAACGATCTATCTGCCCTTGCTGTAAAGTATGGTATTGAGCTTCGTTACTACTATCTCTTTAATGAATCGCTAATCACTCGCGCTCGTAACTATTGCGTTGATGAGTTTATGCGTTCAGATGCCACTCATCTACTATTCATTGACTCTGATATTGGTTTCAATGCCAATGACGTAATCACGATGCTTGCGTTACAGTCCGATGAAAGTGAATATGATATTCTATGCGGTCCTTATCCTAAGAAGTGTATCTCTTGGGAAAAGATTAAGTTAGCTGTCGATAAGGGTATGGCTGATGACAATGTCAATAACCTAGAGAAGTATGTTGGCGATTATGTGTTCAATCCTGCTGGTGGTAGAACTGAAATTAAGATTGATGAACCTGCTGAGATCCTAGAGTCTGGCACTGGGTTTATGATGATTAAGAAGTCAGCACTAGAGAAGATGGGTAAGGCATATCCTGAACTAGTATACAAGCCTGACCATGTACGCACCGCAGCGTTTGATGGCTCACGCCTTATCATGTGTCTGTTTGATGCTCTTATTGATAACAAGTATGCGCATCTTCGTACTGACATTAGGAAGTTCTATGATAAGAATCCTAATGCTTCGCAAGAAGATGTGTTGAAGTATGTTGATGATACCATGCATGATGCAGATGGTAAAGAATACTCTAATCGCTACCTGTCAGAAGATTATATGTTCTGTCAGTGGGCACGAAATATTGGTTTACAGGTATGGTTATGCCCGTGGATTCAATTACAGCATGTTGGAACTTATGTGTTCGGTGGTTCCCTTGCTGACTTGGCATCTGTTGGTGCTGCCGCTACAGCCGATCCGTCCCAGCTTGGTAAGAAATCTTAAGGAGATAATATAATGAAGTTTAGTGATGTGACTCTTGATGTGTTGAAGAATTTTTCCTCTATTAATTCTAGCATGCTTTTCCGTAGTGGTAATACAATTCGTACTATCTCGCCGCAAAAGACTATTATGGCGAAGGCAGAAGTTGACGAAAGCTTTGATAAGGATTTCGCGATTTATGATCTGCCACGTTTCCTAGGTGTTATGTCTTTGTTTGAAAAGCCAGAAGTGACTTTGAATGACAAGGAAGCAGTCATCCTAGATAACTCGCGTAAGCTAGTATATACCTATGCTGATGCCTCGACGTTTGCTACTCCTCCTTCTAAGGATGTAACATTCCCTGATGCTGAAGTTAATTTTACTCTAAAGAACGAAGATCTTCAGAAGGTTCAACGTGCTGGTAATGTTCTTCAGCTACCTGAAATTGCTGTGGTTGGTGATGGTACGACTATCGCGCTGAAGGCGTATGATAGCAAGAACCCAACAGCTGACTCTTATGTTGCAACTATTGGTACGACTGATCGTGTGTTTAATGCAATCTTTAAGAATGAAAACTTGAAGCTTATCCCCGCTGACTATGACGCATCCGTTTCGTCTAAGGGTATCTCCAAGTTCACTTCTGCTAAGATTACATATTGGATTGCCACTGAGGCAACTTCAACTTTTAACTAATTGACTTAATTGAGGGGAGGGGTTATACTAGACTCCTCCCCACCCCTTTATATTATGGAGTTATACTATGAATAGACAAGATAGCGTTGCTGTGCTCTCAAGGAAGCTTCCAAGAAACCTAACAGTTAGAACTGTATTTGGTGATATTGAAGTTAATACTAAAAAGTGTAACACCTGCCATGTTACAAAACCTGTTGCTGCCTTTTACTTAAAGTCTAAATCTACAAGAAGGCACCCCGATTCTATTAGGGAGCAATGCATTACTTGTTGGGACATTAACAAAGGCAGGAAGTAATATCATGTTAGAAGATTATCTGTGGGTGGAGAAATACCGACCCAAGACTATTGATGAGTGTATTCTTCCTGATGAACTAAAGAAAACGTTTCAGCAGTTTGTTGATCAGAAGAATATTCCTAATCTATTGCTGACTGGTGGTGCTGGTGTAGGTAAGACTACTGTAGCACGTGCTATGTTAGAACAACTTGATTGCGATTATATTGTAATCAATGGATCACTTAATGGTAACATTGATACTCTGCGTGGTGAGATTTCTCAATTCGCATCAAGTGTTTCCTTTAAGGGTGGTCGCAAGTATGTCATCCTAGATGAAGCTGACTATCTAAATCCGCAAAGCACTCAACCTTCTCTGCGTAATTTCATGGAAGAGTTTAGTCGCAACTGTGGTTTCATTCTCACTTGTAACTATAAGAACAAGCTTATTGCTCCTTTGCATTCTCGTTGCTCAGTTGTTGAGTTCAGGATTGCTAAGAAGGATAAGCCATCACTTGCTATGCAGTTCATGAAGCGAGTAATGGATATTCTTCAGAAGGAAAATGTTCCCTTTGAGAAGGATGTTGTTGCTGAAGTTATTGGTAAGTATTTTCCTGATTGGAGAAGGGTACTAAATGAACTACAAAGACATTCTGCGACTGGCAACATCGGACAAAGTGTTTTGGGCGGTCTTTCTGGTGATTCTTATAAGGCTCTTCTTGAAGCTCTAAAGAATAAGAACTTTAGTGCAGCTCGTAAGTGGTTGGGTGAAAACTCTGATCTTGATAGTGCTACTCTATTCCGTCACATGTATGATAATATCTCTGAGATTGTCAAGCCGGAGTCGATTCCCTATCTAATCCTACACCTAGCTGACTATCAGTATAAGGCAGCGTTTGTTGCTAATCCTGAGATCAACCTAGCAGCGTTCATTGCCCAAGTCATGAGTGACTGTGAGTTCAAATGACCGATGTATTCAAGGTCATGGTTAAAGCGAGTGATGTTAAAGAGCCAGTAGTCGAAGATCATAAGGTAAAGGCTCAATACAATCCATTCGACTTTATCAATAGCATCAATTCCCATAAGGATCTGTTCGCAGGAAGTGAGACCCCTGAGACAGTCGAGAAGGAATATACCCCTTGGATCGTTAATAAGGGGTTATCCTACTTCGCAGATACAGTAGAATCAGCTAACTTCGTCAATCGTTACCACCAGCTGGACAAGAAAGTACAGTATGATTATTTAATAAATACTATACGTTCTAAGAAGCGCATGAGTAAATGGTGGAAGAAAGAGGATAATAATGACGTTGAAATGGTGAAAGAAGCCTTTGGTTATTCCCAGAAAAAGGCTGAAGTTGCTTTGTCATTACTATCCCCCGAAAACCTTAAAGATATAAAAAGACGATTGAACAAGGGTGGGTTGAAGAAATGAAATTATCTATTGATTCATTAATAGAGGTTCTGCTAAAAGAACCTGACGATTTCCTTAAGGTCAAAGAGACTTTAACACGAATCGGCATCGCTTCTAGAAAGACTAAGATTCTGTATCAGTCTTGCCATATCCTTCATAAACAGGGTAAGTATTACATTGTACACTTCAAGGAGCTATTCGCCCTTGATGGTAAGCCGACAGACTTTTCAGATAGCGATGAGGGTCGCAGAAACACTATTGTGAATCTATTGGCTGAATGGGGTCTTATTAAGATTGCTACTCCAGATAAGACCAAAGAGCCAGTAACTCCCTTGAACCAGATAAAGGTACTGCCTTATAAAGAAAAGAGTGAGTGGGAACTTGTGACGAAATATAACATAGGACGATCTGGTTCTAAAAATTAATTTTGAAATGAGATATTATGGAACAATTTTGGGATCCCATTTACGGGGCAGTAGCTAGACCACCTAAAGATAACACTGTATGGTTATGGGATGTAGTCGGAGATAACTTGTTAGTTGTCAAAATCCCTAGAGAAGTATCTTGGTTTAGACGTTTTAAAACTAAAATGATAATGGGAAGTAAGTGGAAGAGAGTAAAAAATAAATAACTGCAAGCTATTGACTTTATAACAGTGATAGCTTATATTAGTACTGTGCTGCCATTGTGGGGCACATAAGACAACCTTGCTATTTTAGGAGGCAATATGTATACTTCGTTCTCGCTTAATGCGAACACTTTCCCGCACCTTATCGGCTTCGAAAATCTCTTCGATAGAATTGATAAGATTAATAATCTAAATAAAAATCATTCCAATTACCCACCTTATAACATCAGTAAGTTAGATGAGCAAACTTATCTAATTGAGATGGCTGTTGCTGGTTTCAATGTCGATGATATTGACATTGAACTACAGAATGCTATTCTTACTATCGATGGTAAACAAGAAACTGTTGATGATCTTGTTAAAGATGGTGTGGATAAGAAATATATCCATAAGGGTATTTCAGACAGAGCATTTAGACGCCAGTTTACTCTAGCTGAGAATGTTCAGGTTGGTAAAGTTAAGTTGGTGAATGGTATGCTTAACATTTATCTAGAGCATATCATACCTGATGAGTTGAAGCCCAAGAAAATCAAAATTGATAATGATGCTCCTTCAAAAAAGGAACTGTTGACTGAAAAGGTTTTCGGTAAGAGAGCTTCTTAATAAGTTCCCGCTCGGTAATATTTCATCGATTTATTATGTTTTTTGAAAGAAAGTTACCGAGCGGGAATATTTTTACAACCAACCAGCATACTGCTGTGTATGCTTGATGCGGTCTTCTAGACCAATTGTACCACCGTTTACTTTCTTGGTGACAGCAGTAATGGTAGCATCGTCTGTACCCTTATCGCATAGTTCCCAAATATGATTCTTTTCAAAGAACCACATGGCAGATTCAAAAGCAAGTTCGCCTGAAATTAGATCAGGATTGGTCATAATGTCTGGACGCTTACAGTAGTCAGAGAAGGCTTTGTAATTGTCTTTGCCAGTCAACTGTAGTGCGCCACGACCACGATACTTGTAACCATCGCCAGAATGTTCATCGCCGTTGCCCATACGACCAGCGTATACTTTGTTAGCAATCTTTTCTGGTTGACGGGCATATGCCTCAGCCGAATGTAGATCAGGAAAATACTTGTGGAAAATCTTGGTTAGACCATCAGCAGAATAGTTTAGATTCTCTGAGAAGGACTTGAAATTACCAGACTCGTGGGCAGTCTGAGCGAAGAAGTGAGCAGCACGATTCTTTGATAGTTTATAGAAAGCAGTAGCAGCCTTGAAAGTGCCAGGACCCCAAGCGCCGTCTGCGGTGACACCAATCTTCTTTTGTAGATCAACTAATGACATATCATTCTCCGTGTTAGGATTAACTCTAATATTTATAAATATAGGTGAACCAATCAGGATTTACCATGAACAAGTTTAGAAGTTTCGTCCGAGAAGAGTTAGCATTAACGCTACAGTATCACGATACCCTTAACCAGCTTATCTGGGATGGCGAGAAGATGATACCTAAGATTCAGGATAGGCTTCTTCAGATTGGTAATATGTGGGCTGAGTTCGCCCATATCCCCGAAGATGCTATAAGAGACATCGTTCTAACTGGCGGTAATGCCAATTACAACTATACACCTTATTCTGATTTAGATGTACACATCCTTATGGATATGTCTAAGCTTCCTCATGATAAAGAGTTCCTAGCTGACTATCTTCTCGATAAGAAGATGCTTTGGGCATTTAAGCATCCCTCATTAACTGTCATGGGTTATCCTGTAGAACTATATGCTCAGAACTATAGAGATCCGGTTGCTTCTCATCAGGGTGTGTATTCTCTTCTTAAAAAGAAGTGGCTCTATAAACCTAATATAGAAAATCATCCTGACTTCGAAAACGATATCGCTCTTAAAGCTAAGATTGAAGAGTACATTAAGATGCTTGATACCGTTCTCTCTGAACCAGGTGATCATATGGCTGAGATTAAGAAATTAAAAGAAAAGTTTAGAGAGATGCGTTCAGCTGGTATTCATCAGTCAGGTGAGTTCAGCAATGAGAACCTTATCTTTAAAGAATTGCGTAATCGTGGATACTTTCAGAAGTTGAATGATTACCTACAAAAAACAATGGATACGCAATTAAGTCTTTACTAATTAAACGTTTTATAGTATATTGTATGTTGTCATGAGCCAGTGGGGATAGATGAATTTTTACACTAACGCATTCCAGATGGGTAACCATATATTTGTTCGTGGTATAGACGGTGGTCGTCGTTTTAAGCAGAAGGTTGAGTACTCTCCCTTCTTATTTGTTTCCTCTAAAAAAGAAGATGCTGAATACAAAACGTTGACAGGATTACCTGTTGACAAGATTAACTTTGGCTCTATCAAAGAAGCAAAGGAATTTGTTGAGACCTACGACGGTGTTTCTAACATGAACATCTATGGTCTTGATAACTTCCTTTATTGCTATTTGAATGAAGAGTATCCTAATGAAATTCGTTATGATAAAGAACAGCTGAACATTGGCACACTGGATATTGAGGTTGAGTCTGATACAGGATTCCCTGATCCTGATAAGGCTGAAAAAGTTGTAACAGCTATTGCTATTAAAGTTAAGGATAGAGTTTGCGTATTAGGTTGCGGTGACTTTGTTAACAATGATCCTAACGTTGCTTATATTAAGTGTAAGGATGAATTTCATCTACTCATTAAGTTCCTTGACCTTTGGCAGCATTATGATCTTGATGTTGTTACTGGTTGGAGTATTGAGTTCTTTGACATTCCCTACCTTGTAAATCGTATCACTAAGATTCTTGGTAAGGATTATGTCAAGCGTCTATCACCTTGGAATATTGTTCATGACCAGCAAGTGACTGTTATGAATAAGACACGCACTGTTTACAATCTTCGTGGTATCTGCGTGCTTGACTATCTTGAACTGTATAAAAAGTACACCTATACTAATCAAGAGTCGTATCGTCTTGATCACATCTGCTCTGTTGAGATTGGTGAAGGTAAGACTGACTACTCCGAGTATGATAGTCTGTTTGATTTGTACAAGAAGAATTTTCAGAAGTTTATTGAGTATAACATTCGTGACGTTCAGCTGGTTGATAAGCTAGATAAGAAGCTTAACTTTATTGACCAAGCATTGACTATTGCTTATGATGCTAAGATTACCTTTGATGATGTATTCAGTCCTGTTAAGACATGGGACGTAATCATTCATAACTATCTGCTTGCTAACAAGGTTGTTATTCCTCCACGTAAGACTAGTGCCAAGGCTGAACAGTTTGCTGGTGCTTATGTTAAGGATCCTAAAGTTGGTATTCATGACTGGGTTGTATCTTTTGATATTAACTCACTGTATCCTTCACTGATTGTTCAATACAATATCTCACCTGAAACTTTTGCTGGTAGTATTGATCATAAGTTCAGCGTTGATGATTTACTTGCTGGTGTGCTTACGGATGATGTCATTCAAAAGAAGATGAAGGATGGTAACTACGCTATCACCGCCAACTCTTGTTTGTGGGATAGAAATATAAAGGGTGCGTTCCCTTCTCTTGTTGAGAAGATGATGGAAGAACGAAAGCTTTATAAGAAGAAGATGATTGCCGCCAAGAAGGCATATGAAAAAGAACCAAGCAAGAAATTATACAATGAGATTGCTCGTTGTAATAATATGCAGATGGCTCGTAAGATCCTACTAAACTCTCTCTATGGTGCATTGGGTAACAAATACTTCAGATACTTCTCCATTGAGTTTGCTGAAGCCATTACATTGACTGGCCAGTTTGTTATTCGTTGGATTGAAGGCAACCTTAATGAATACCTCAATGGTGTACTAAAGACTGGTGATAAGGATTATATCATTGCTGTTGATACTGACTCTAACTATATTAACCTTGGTCCTCTGGTTAAGAAGGTTGCTCCTGATAAGAGCATCGAAGAAACAGTTGACTTTGTTGATAAGATTTGTGAGAAGAAACTTGAACCTTATATTGATGAGTGTTTCCAAGAGTTAGCTAATCATACTAATGCATACACTAACTTCATGAAGATGAAGCGTGAGTCTATTGCTAACAAGGGTATCTGGACTGCTAAGAAGCGTTACATCCTAAACGTTTATGATAATGAAGGTGTGCGTTATAGCGAGCCTCATCTTAAGATGATGGGTATTGAAGCTGTTAAGTCTTCAACACCCGCTGCTTGCCGTGAGTATATCACTGATGCTCTAAAACTTATTATGAAAACAGATGAACAAACTGTACAAAAGTTTATTGCTGATCTGCGTATCAAGTTTAGAGATTTACCCTTTCAAGACATAGCATTCCCCAGAGGTTGCCGTGGTCTTGGTTATGATAAAGAAGGTTATGGTGATAAGAAAAATATCTATAAAGCGGGCACACCCATTCATGTTCGTGGTGCCTTACTTTACAACCATCTACTAAGTAACTATGAGTTGACCAATAAGTATCCTTTAATTCAAGAAGGCGAGAAGGTTAAGTTCTGTTATCTGAAAACGCCTAACTCTTTAAGAGAAAATATTATATCTGTTCCTGGCATACTTCCTAAAGAGTTTAATCTCGACAGTTATATTGATTATGATTTACAGTTTGATAAGTCATTCCTTGATCCTCTCAGCATTATCTTAGATGTTATCGGTTGGTCACCAGAGAAACGCGCAACATTAGAAGGATTCTTCTCATGAATAAAGTAGTAGTGGAGGTAGATGATTTTGATTTCGGTTTTACAGCAACAACATCTGATCAAATCGTTGCTCCTGTGGTACAAGACTTGCAAGTTAAGCAGCAGTCTATAGATGAAGCTGAACAAGTATTCAGCGACACACTAGAAGAACATCGGGAAAGGATAGACAATCTATTGAAGGCTATCACTCCTTTGCTTAACAATCTTGCTAAGGATGCTGACACTAAAGAGTATATTCACTGGCCAAATCGTAAGGCGAAGATTGAGGAGTTCAGAATAAAATTAAACAACATTGCTGGAAAATAGATTGACTTATTTAGAAATTAGAGTATTATAGTTGATGAGTGTATGAGGAGATATTATGAGCATTTTACAAAAACTAATGAAGACTTCAACGATTAAGGAATCAGATATTCTTTCTGATTCTAAGTTATTTGAAAAAGAGGATATGGTTCCCACGGCAGTGCCGATGCTTAACGTAGCATTGTCTGGTCGTCTCGATGGTGGATTAGTTCCTGGTATTACCATGTTTGCTGGACCAAGCAAGCACTTTAAGACTGCGTTCTCGCTTATGATGGTCAAGGCGTATATGGAGAAGTACCCTGATGCCGCACTGCTGTTCTATGACTCAGAGTTTGGTGCGCCTCAAGCATATTTTAAGACGTTTGGTATTGACACTGCACGTGTACTACATACGCCTGTTACCGATATTGAACAACTTAAGTTTGATATAACAGCACAATTAAACAGCATCGATCGTGGTGATAAAGTTATTGTTGTTATTGACTCTGTAGGTAATCTTGCTTCTAAGAAGGAAGCTGAAGATGCTCTTGATGGTAAGAGCGTTGGTGATATGTCTCGCGCCAAGCAGTTGAAGTCATTGTTCCGTATTGTTACCCCGCATCTTAAGCTAAAAAACATTCCGCTTATTGTTGTGAATCATACCTATATGGAAATTGGTATGTTCCCCAAGGCTATCGTCGGTGGTGGTACTGGTGCATATTACTCTGCTGATAACATTTATATCATTGGTCGTCAGCAGGAAAAAGATAACAAAGAAGATGCTAAAGAGGTAACTGGTTACAGCTTTATCATTAACGTTGAGAAGTCTCGCTTCCTTAAGGAAAAGTCAAAGATCCCGATTGAGGTTTCGTTTGATGGTGGTATTAGTCCTTGGTCTGGTTTGCTTGATGTAGCACTAGAGTCTGGTCATGTTATCAAGCCAAAGAATGGTTGGTATCAAAAGGTTGATATGGAAACTGGTGAAATTGGTGACAAGAATTATCGCCAAGATGATACTTACACCAAGGATTTCTGGCTACCTATTCTTAAGGCTAAGTCGTTCAGAACCTTTATTGAAAATAAGTACATGATGGCGACTGGTAGCATCATGTCTGATCAAGAACTTAACGACATCTATGGCGAGGACTAATGCTAGAAGAAATCATCTTTTCTCACTTGCTCTTCAACGAAGAGTATAGTAGGAAGGTTATTCCGTTTCTTAAGAACGAGTACTTTCAAACTAGAACTAACAAAATTCTATTTGAATTGATTGACGGTTATGTTAAGACATATAACGTTGTTCCTTCTAAAGAGGCACTCAATACAAAGCTTCAGTCTCTTGATAACATCTCAGAAGATGAATTCAAGAGCTGTAGTGACATTATCACTAAGCTAGAGGCTGATCTTAAAACATCAGTTGATTGGTTATGTGATCAAACTGAGAAGTTCTGTCAAGAGAAGGCTGTATATAATGCTATCATGGATTCAATCAAGATCATTGATAAGAAAGATAAGAAGCGCGGCACTGGATCTATTCCTGAAATTCTTACTGAAGCTCTTTCCGTTTCTTTTGATACTAATATTGGCCATGACTTTATTGAAGATGCTGATAGTCGTTATGACTATTATCATGTGAGGGAAGAAAAGCTTCAGTTTGATCTAGAATACTTCAATAAGATTACTAAGGGTGGTCTGTCAAAGAAAACTCTTAATATCATTCTAGCATCTACTGGTGTTGGTAAGACAATGTTCATGACACACTGTGCTGCTCATCATCTTACACTAGGTAAGAATGTTCTTTATCTAACTATGGAAATGTCGGAAGAACGTATTGCTGAACGTATTGATGCTAACCTTATGGATGTCACCATTGATGATCTTAAGGAACTGCCTAAAGATGCATATGAAAAGAAGATGGTACGAATCAAGGGTGGTACTACTGGTAAGCTTATTGTAAAAGAATATCCTACAGCTGCTGCTGGCTCTGCTCACTTCCGCCATCTTCTTCAAGAGCTGCGCATTAAGAAGTCATTCAAGCCTGATGTAATCTATGTTGATTATCTAAACATCTGTTCTTCTGCTCGTATGAAAATGGGTGGTGCTGTTAACAGCTACATGTATGTTAAAGCCATCGCTGAAGAGCTACGTGGTCTTGCTGTTGAGTTTGATGTTCCTATCATCTCAGCTACTCAAAGTAATCGTGGTGCGTACAACTCTTCAGACGTTGGTCTTGATAACACTTCTGAATCGTTTGCTCTACCTGCCACTGCTGACTTTATGTTTGCTCTAATTTCTACTGAAGATTTAGAGGGGTTGAATCAGATTCTAGTTAAGCAGCTTAAGAATCGTTATGATGATCCCTCTAGCAATCGTAAGTTTGTCATTGGTGTTAACAAAGCCAAGATGAAGTTTTATGACGTTGAACAGTCAGCCCAAAAGGATATCCTAGATGGACCCACGACAAAGCATAGTGACAAGCCTGTTATGGATAATTCGTCGTTTGGTGAACGCTATGACGAAGAACAAAAAATGAGGTTTGTTACTAAGAAGGTTGGTCGTAAGGATTTTTCGGGAGTGAAGTTTTCATGATGTATAAGATTAAGACGTTTGGTAATGTGTTTGCTATTCTAGAAATTGAAAGTAATATGATTATCTTTAAAAGTAATGATGAAGGTGTAGTGAAGAGACTATGTAAGAGTTTGAATGGTGGTTCTGGGTTTGCTGGAAATACTCCACGCTTCTTTAGTCTGCTGTATACTCAAGTAGCATGATTGTAGTTTTCGACACAGCAGTTAATGTGAAGAGCAAGGAGGAGCTTGAGAGAGCTTGTTACTTCTTTGCTACTCAGCTGCTGACTGACGAAGAAATTGATCAGTTGAATATTGAAATTGATTTAAAAAAGAAGTTAGACAGCAGTGCTTTAGGATACTGCGAATCATTAGATGAAGGCACTATTCAAAGAAACTTTAGAATAGAATTACAGAGAGGTCTTACCTCTGAAGTTCTATCGTCACTCGCGCATGAGATGGTGCATCTAAAGCAGTATGTTCGTAATGAATTACAAGAGAGTGATAACTATCATAAGAGTCAGTGGCATGGAACTTTAATTGCTGATAGAGATGAAGATTATTATGATCATCCATGGGAGATAGAAGCCTATGGTCGTGAGGTTGGGTTAAGATACAAATATCATAGAACCTTTCCTAATAGAGTAGCAGGAGAAGTTATCTAGGAGGGGTGCCCGAGTGGTTAAAGGGGACGGACTGTAAATCCGTTGGCTACGCCTACGTTGGTTCGAATCCAACCCCCTCCACCATAACCCATTGATTTTGTTATATAAAAAATAATGCTTGACTTTTATCGAAAAAGGGCGCATAATGGTTGTTGAAACTGATGAAGGAAACTTAATTTTGGAAAAGATTCACTATATCAATCAATTAAAAGCCATCAAATCAGAAGCCTTAAAAATAGGGATAGATTGGCCGACCCAAAACCCCACAGAAGCCACTAGGGAAGAACTTAGAGACTTTCTGAAAGAGGTTCAGGAAGCTATCATAGAAAATAAAAATGTTTAGATTTCCTTACATATTCAAATTACACCCATTAGCGTATTATAGTGTAATCCGCACGATAGGTATGGTTATAGCATGTCAGCTTTCGTTTAGCACAAACCACTCATGGCTGTGGGCAATCCCCCAAACCTTCTTTGGTTGGGGATATGTA